GTGATGAGATCACTTTTGTGGCACCTTGTTGTCCTACTCTGACTTTTATATCTGCCATCTAAAAAAATAAGTATTCAGATCTAAAAAGTATTTATATTTACTATGACGTTATCTTTGAAGCAAGTTCCTTTAACAAAGATTTAAGCTCCTTAATCTCATCTTTCATAGCATCAAATTCTGCTTTCTTAATACTATTTCTCTTTTTATCTTCAAGATAATTTTTATATGCGTTATTATCACAGTTTATAATAGCACCTGTTCTTTCATCACGAAATAAGTTTTTATGTCCTTCAACTGGTATCATGCTACTCCTGTATCAGTGTTCTTTTTTCCAATTAATCCACCTGCCTGATATTTCACATTAATCTCCTTTTGTTCGACAGAACGTAAATCCAAAGGAGCACCCATAACTTTCTTCCCCCTTATATCTCTCAAATATTTTGTTTTTCGGGGAACTAACTGTTCCATAAAAATTTGAAAAGTTTTCATTATGCTAATGCGATTGTTCTAAAGTCTTTTAATTTAATTGGAACAGATTCATTAGTAGATGACATTACGATTTTAATTTTAAATCCGTTAAATTCTTCTAAATCATCCACTGAGAATTGATACTCAGTAAATTCACCTATATTATCTGCAGGAACAAAAGCATCTGGTCTACCATCATTCATAGAACTATCAATGATTTGATCTCCAAATCCATCACCAGTGGTATCAGTCATATTTTTGTAACCTGGAAATGGTCTATAAGTTTGAGATATCCCACTTGAATCAAAACTGAATAAACGATAGTAAACTCTAAAGTCTGCCTCTGGTTGTCTACTTGCTGCAACTAATACCTTAAGAGATGTAGCAGGATTTTTTAATGTTACAAGTTCAGATATGAATACTGAACCGTGTGGATCACCTCTCAACGCTTTGGTTTTTTCGTCATTTGCATAATTTTCAACACCAACTGGATTATTAATTTTATTTCTGCCTAAGATAAAGGTTGCATTTTTAACATCCAAAACTGGTGATAGATTAGAATCGGACGATGACATATTCACATTTAATGTCAACGATTTATTTTTTGGTAAAGTAGTCAATCTCTCTGTTTCATTTATTACAGATGAGACTAATCTAGGAGTTGGTAGGAATGCAGTTCGATTTAACGTTACTGGTTCAAATCCTTGATCTATAAACGATACTTCACTGCCTCCAGAACTTGTGCCACTGACTGTTCTCAAACTAGAATTTACATTTGTAGATTTACCAGGTGTAATTACATTAAATTGAGGATTGATTGTACTAAACTGATGATTCTGAGATATTTGAACATTCTTTCCACCAAATGCTTTTTCATCAGTGAAACAAATTAGTTTGTCACCTGTTCTGTTTGCATCTAAACCTAAAACATCAACTTTTAAGTAGTATTTGTCTATTCCATCATCAAATGTTGTAATATCAAACGAAGTATTGATACCTGTAAGAGAGATACCTCCAGATTCATATGTTTGAATATCAGTACCTGCATCATGAGATGTTGGTGTAGTATTAAACTGACCTCTAACTATATTTAATTTACCTGATACTCCAGCGGGAATAGAATATGTTACAAGTTCGCTACCTATTAATGCTGAACCAGTTGTTGTGGTTATGCCATTGAATGAAGTAAATGGAGTTGAATCAACAATTTCAACCTCTGTCGCATCAGATGCTATTGTCGATGTTGTTTGAACTTTTAAGGTGTCTGGTTTCACATTTTTAACCAATACCTTATTATTAGCACCATGATGTGCGTGATTAAATTGAGAAACCTCAAATACATCACCAGTAAATACTTCACCATTCACTGTTGAAGATAAAACTTGAGAATTTGTTATCAAACTCTTCGGTGTTGTATTACCATTTGTATATTTTACAAGTTTTCTATTAGTAGTAAATTGTGAACCTTGAACATTAGTTAGGAATAATGTATCAAATTGAGTGTTGATAGCTGATACCGTACACTTAAATCCAGCACCACTTGTAATATCAGAATCATTAGCGTTATCAATAGTCAATACATCTCCAACTTGATACCCAGTTCCAAGAGTAGAGAGAGTAATTGCATTTATTGCTCCAGCAACACCATTAATCGTAGCAACCGTTATAGAAGCAACTGCTCCAGTACCACTTCCTGTCAAAGATTTGAGAGGAACATCTGCAATAGGAGCTCCAGTTGTAGGATAACCAGAACCTCGTGAAACAATTGATGTTGAAGTAGATGAACTAATAGATGAACCTTGACCTTCAATAATACCTGTTATAGAATTATCATCGTTAGAATTAACTCCATCTACTATACTGTTGGTTGCATCAGCCATTGTAATCTTATCACCAATACCTAGATTCGCATCAATACAGTCATTTCCTGAAATACCAATTTTGAGTTTTCTTGGTAGAGAACGAATAGGATTAGTAGATAGTTTTTGACAATTTAAATTACCTGGAGTAATTGGTGTATTATAGAATGTAGTAGTTCCAGATTCCACAAAAGATGCTTTACGTAACTTGAACGTTAAATCTTCATATTGACTTGGAGTCCATATTGTTCCATTTTGAGATTTAAATAAACTACCACCTATGTACTGTTTTGATACTACAACATCTTCTACATCAGGAAGAGTAGTCGGTCTCACTGTTCTTTCACCCATACGAGCCACCCACATTTCATATAAGTCTGATGCAGGTGATAAGAATACAATTGCATATTCTTTATCTGGTTCCAAATAAACAGGAGATGGGAAACTAATTGTAGTTGGAACTGACGCATCATTAGATACGTTAACTTGATTTGGATTTAAAGCTACTTGAGTATAATTTTGAACAAGGAATTCTGTTGGTGTACCAAGTTCCATATGTCTAAGTTCTACAAATACTTTAGCATTTGGATCCTTAGAAGCAAAGTATACATCAAATGAAGTTAAGAACGCTCCTGTTTCATCAACTCTAAATGATTGAGCTAATGGGTCTCTATGAGGTGCTTTAACAAATTTTGTATCTATAATAGTTTCTTTTACGTTTATTCTTTCAGTAAATGAATTAGCTCTCTGTGGGGGTGCTGCAGGGTTCCTAATCTGCACATTATTATTAGTTTGTGTAATGATAACCCCAGTGCCTGTAAACACTCCTGAAGCGTCACTAGCGAGTGCTGTAGAACCTGTTAATTGTATTGCACCCTCGGCAGCAGCAGTTACTCTAAAAGTTTTTGCACCAGATCTAAATGTTTTTGGTGGTCTAGGAGTTTTATTTGCATCTCTAAAGAAGAATGAACCAATTATATCTCCCCAGTTGTCGGATACTAAATCTATACTAGTAATTTTTGCAACCGCACCACTTTTTTCACCAATTACCTTGGCACCTTTTACTGCATACCCGAAGTATTTTTCTTCAGTTGCTAATGAACTTACATCAATATTAAGTAATTTTGATGTTGCAGAATATGTATCTGAGGGTGCAGGTCTTGAAGAATCATAAGGATCAACAGTATATTCTTCAACTAATACAGAGGGAGATCCTAATCCAGCACCAACATCTGGTCTTGAAGTATCACCAAATTTATGATTTGGTTTCTGTATTCTAACATACCCTATTTGTGGTTCATCACCTAAACTGACTAATTCAATTCTTGCATCTTCAAAGACAGAAAATGAACCAGAAATCATTTCAATTTCAATTAATTTTGGAACGATATCAGGTGATTGACTATCAAGATAATGAAAATGTTTTGTAGATGGTTTAAGACCATTTGCTGAAAAATATACATTTCGAGATCTCATATAAGGATCTACTTTACTATCAATTTTTGCACTTTCTACGTAATCTCTTTCCTCTGCTTCACCTACCAAATAATTAGTAAATTGTCTTTCATCTTTTAATGTTTGTTTATTAACTTGTACAGTATCAACTCTTAACCAAGGATACTGATCAGTAACTTTTTGTACGTTGTTTATATCTTCATTTACAACTGTTGTATTAATAACATTTGCTTGTTCAGCCCAAGTATTACCTGTTGATTCAACTCTATAATTATCCAAATAAACGGTTCTTGACCAATTATCTGATGGTGGATCTAAAAGAATTCCACCTGCAAATGTGATAACATTAAATGGGTTTACATTTTCTACTCTTGTTGCTTGTGGTTGATTAATCCAATCAATCTCAGTATAGTCAAGAGTTATTAAATCGCCTGTTTTTTTGCAGTTTGTATCAAGTAATTGTAAATTAGAGTTTAAATCAGCAGATGCAAGATCAATATTTGGATTTAGTGCAAGTTCTGCTCTCATAGACCAGAAATCAACTGCACTTATCAATTCTCTAGTTTCTACATTAACATCACATCTAGAACCTCCATCATTACTGAAATCAATGAAACTTCTATTTTTAAAATTGTTAACTACAAAACCTGTTTTGAATCTGTTGAGACCATCAGCATCTTTAACTTCTAGAGTTTTTGTATCTAATTCTAGTGCACTTAATGATGTGAATTCTTCTAAATTTGCAATTCTTTTTTCTAAAGCACCAATATCTCTCATCGTAAAACGACGATTATCAAACATTCTTATTTGAGGTTCTTGAACAACATCATACAAATATGGAGGCAAAGTAATCTGAGCAATTTCCATTGCATTACCAACTTCAGTTGGGGGAACAGGAGATTCTGCTGATTCTCCTTTAATTAATTTTACCTGTTCATATTCATCAATAACAAGTCTATCAATACGTGGAAGATAGAAACTATATCCAAGAATAGAACTTTCATTTGGTGTAATTACAAATGGATTAGTTTCTTCAAATTCACGATTAGCAAAAGAGAATGGTGAACCGCTTGTTGCTGGATTAAATTCTTTTACTCTTGGTCTTGAATCTAAAATATCAGTTGCTCTATCTCCTGTTACGTATGCTATATCTTTTGAATATCTATCAGAGGTGAATGAATTTACTGTAAATAAATCACCTTTATTTCCTGATGGTACTTCATACTGGTCAAATATAACCAATAATCGTTTTGCAGGAATAGCAGAAGTTTCTTTTCGTACAATTCTTGAATAATCAGATATTTGTTTAGTATGTCCTTTATCTAATAGGTAGTTATCAGTTCTATCGACATAGTTTCCGTTCACCACTTCAAAAACAGTTGAAATTATAGATGATTCATTAAATTTAATACTTTCACCAACAGTGAATCTATTTGCATTTAAGTAAACAAAACTTACATCAGTTGCGGTTCTTTCTACAATTTGACCTACTGCTCTACTTTCTTGACCAATTATTTTTTCTCCAACAACTGATACAGTATCTAAATCCAGTCCAGATACAAATTTTAATTTATCATAAACTGGTTTAGATGTACTTTTTGATTCATAAATTCCAATTATTTTATTCACATCTGGCACATTTAGTGAAATCTCTTCATCTTCAATTCTCAATCCATATGAATCACTCTTTGTTAAACTAGAATCTGCTGATGCACCCGTTGTTCTTGTAATTTCTAATTGCTTACTTCTAATATAATTCTTTGATTTGCTTGTAACACCAACTTTTTTAAGTGTTACATTTACTGTGCAAGGAAGGTTGAATTCCAATCCTGTAAATGTAATATCATTACCATTATTTGTGATACTCACCTTGTCTGCTGATAGAGGTTCGATTAATCCATTATTATATGTTATTGTATATTTTTCAGCATCAAATGGTTCAAAAAATGCACTTGTAATACCTGCACTTGCATCTAAAGCATCCTGACTTGTTAATGATAGTGTATTACCACTTGAAGTTTTACCTGTAATTTGAGTAGTGATTATTAAATTAGAATTAGAAGAATTTAAATTTGAAATATTTCTTCTAGGTAATCTAGTATATAATCCAGCATCATCAATATTTGATATTAAAGGAACTCTAACTCTAAAAGCACCTGAAGTTGTGCCACTAGTTATAGTATCTCCCTCATTAACATCAGTAACATCAGGGACTTCGACTAATGTAAGTGTTTTTCCACTGTTAGTTATATCTGTTACACGATTATAAACAGGATCCGTAAAATCATTTGAATTATAAGATATAACTGAATCTGTAGTAAGTCCTACTTTACCTGCAAAATTACGACCTGCTACAGTGGCAGTATTAGTGGCACCACCTGTTGCAGTGACTGCTAATTGATCTGATGGTGAAAAACCAGATAATACACGATCATAAAGAACTGAATCTGCTATAAAATCAGATACCAGACCACTTCCACTAATTGTACTAATATCTTGGAAAACAGATTTAATATCAAATACATTATATGCATTTATCTTAACAACTGAAGATTTTGTATCTGTAGTTTTTTCATTGTAAATTAATTGCTCTCCAACAATGAATGTACCAGTAGTCTCAGATACATTAATTTCATCTGATGCACTTGTTCCAGAAATTTCTGCCAGATAACCTATGGCACCGCTAGATAATCCTCTAACTCTAGTGCCTTTAGGTTGTGAACCTACTAAATTTGTTATTTTAAGAGTAGTATATGTTTGAATATCATATAAATGTAAATCAAATTCAGATGAAGCATTTTCATATGCTGAATCTGAAACTCCAAAAGAATATACTCTTGCCTCTCCTATTTTTAATCCAGTGGGTAAAGATGTTGAACCACTTCTCCTTTGATTATAAAGTCCAATGATGTTTGTATTATTTCCACCCAAATTAATATATGGTGTTCCCTGAACATTATTTACTCGAAGTAAACTACCCATACTAAATGGTACAGATGCAGAGGGCACCTCTTTAACATCTCTTGGTTTATCAACATCTATAACAGTTGTGCCATTTAAATATACATCATATCCCTTCACATATGCTTTACCTGGTGATAATTTGACACACATAGTGTCCTCTGAGGGTTTATTACCATCATCAGTTAACTGATCTTCATTATATAATCCATTTGATTCAATTTCATCATTTAATGAATTTTGTAAATTAACACGAAATGGTTCAACTGCATAGTTTCCAGACTCATCGAAAGTTCTTTTAGCAAAATATTTTTTAATCTGCGAGTATACTGAATCATCTTGTAACTTCTTAGTTACACCTTGATCAACCTTGAATAATTCAACGAAGGAAGTATCATTAAAATCATTTATAGATTTTTTAGCTAATTTGAGTGTTATTTTAAATCTATCAGCACCTGGTGCAGCAAAATTTGCAAATCCCTTTGCATTATCAAATAGAGATGAATCATCATTAGCATTTACGACTTCTTCAATTATATCAAATCCAACTCTATATGATGGATTATTGTTATATGGGTCTAATATTATCAAAGATGTTGACACATCAACAAAAGTTCCACGAATAAAGTATACACCCTCATTCACTCCAAAAGCAGAACCAGTTGTGGAAGCATTTTCTAGAGATAGAGTTAATATGGTTTCACCAGCGTTTAAAGTAGTATTTCCATAGGTTACACTCTCCTCTAAAATTAAAACCTCACCGTCTGGGAAAAGTGTGCTTAAAGTATCAGTTCCAGACTCATTATATTTTACAAAAATAGTTGGTTCAGTAACACCTTCGTTTGGTGGTAGAACATAATTTTTTATAGTTGCAACAATACCAGAATTTTGACCTCTTACTCTTACACCTTTACCATTATTTTTTGCAATTAAACTATCTAAGTATATTGAAACATCTAAACCGAGATGATTTGGATTAATTTTACAAGAAAAATAAGATGTATCATACTCAATGCCACCTGGTATGACCATCGAACCTTCTTTGAAAACATGTTTTCCAAATGATTCAACCTGATTTTGTAATATTGATTGTAAACCAGTTAATTCTCTTGCCTGTACTGGACTTCCAGGTTTGAAAAGAACTTTATAAAAATTTTTCGCCTTATCAAAGTCGTCATAATAAGGACTTATATTTAAATTTGTCTTTTGTGGCATTTTAGAACTCTAGTATGATTTTAATGTCCTCTTTTTGTCGAGTGCTCCTCACAATTTCTGGTCTATTATCTAGATAAATTATTTGTCCCGACCCTTTATTTATCTCAGAATCAGATAACCCTGCCTGAAATCTTGTTCCAAGATTTATTAATTTATTTCCAGTTGGATTAGTAGTTATTCCTGAAAATGAATTCATAATACCACCTGAGAATCCAGAGGCAGATCCTTTTATATCGTTATCCTCAGTTGCACTTTCAAATTGATATATAACACCTGATGTGGTAATTCCAACATAATCTGTTTGGTCATATGTTGTATTATTGAAATAAAGTGATCTATCTCTAAAGTATTTTAAAACTTTAGTATCCTTGTCATAAGATGCAACAAATCCTTTAGCGATTTTTCCTGCATTTGGACTCACG